TGCAGGATCACTTCGAGCATGGTATGGATCTGTATAAGAAGATGCTTGATGATGGGATTGCAAAGGAGTGTGCTCGTTTTGTGCTTCCCCTCGCCGTAGGGACCAAACTTTACATGACAGGAAATCTCAGATCATGGATCCATTATATAAATCTGAGGACCGCCAACGGCACCCAGAAGGAGCATATGGATATCGCTGAACTTTGTAAGCGACACTTCGTATGTCAGTTTCCCGTCGTCTCAGAGGCGCTTGGGTGGTGCTCAGAGGACTGTGAATGCCATGACGACGACCCCTGCTATCAATCTGCACTTCTTATCCCATGATGAAACAGTATCCCTATCAGATTTGCTACACTATGACCAGCACAGGTAACCGCCACCATTTCAAAGGTTACATGGCATCCTGTCAGAGTGAGGCAAAGAAACTATTTGAAGCAGACATGCCATTGTGTAAATACATCTGCGCTAGCGCACTACCACAAAACAGGAGCATCTGACCATGCCGACATATAACGTAATAAATAAGAACACAGGCGAGAAAAAAGAATTCTCCATGACTATGAAAGCATATGATCAATGGAGGAAAGACAACCCTGACTGGGACAAGGATTGGCAAGCGGGTATCGCTGGCACTACCTATGGTAAACCCAAACAATCTGATGGTTTCAAAGAAGTGATGTCTAAGATTCAATCAGAACACCCCCGAGCAAACCTTTCACGATATACTTGATATGCCTGCCGCCCGTAAGCGTAAGACTCCTAACACTAATATGACTGCAAAGCAGATGCGTAGGAAGAAACCAATCAATTTAGACCATCTAAAAACTATTGAACCTCTCACTGAGAATCAGGAGAAAGTGTTTGAAGCATACGCTGAGGGTAAAAACTTAGTCCTGCATGGTGCTGCTGGTACAGGTAAGACTTTCATTAGTCTTTACCTTGCTATGCAACAGGTGTTAGATCCTGAGACACCTTACGATAAAATTTACATGGTACGCTCTCTGGTTCCTACCAGAGAAATTGGTTTCTTGCCTGGTGACCATGAAGATAAGAGTAATCTGTATCAGATTCCTTACAAGAACATGGTCAAGTACATGTTCACTATGCCTGATGATAATTCATTCGAGATGCTCTACGATAATCTTAGAGCACAGGAGACTGTATCGTTCTGGTCTACATCATTCATTCGTGGTGTCACCCTTGACAAATGCGTTATCATTGTGGATGAGTTCTCTAACTTGAACTTCCACGAACTTGATTCCATCATCACACGTACTGGTGAGGATGCAAAGATCATTTTCTCTGGTGACTACACTCAATCTGACCTTATTAAGAGCAATGAACGCACAGGTGTGCTAGACTTCATGAAGATCTTGCAAACTATGCCATCATTTGAGTGTGTTGAGTTTGGTATCGAAGACATCGTTAGATCTGGACTCGTTCGCGAGTACCTGGTCAGTAAAATCAACCTTGGATTTAGTTAATGAAGACATTTAATTATGTAGGTCCTGCTGGTGAGATCAATGAACTCGAAAGTAGGACTAGTGAGAAAGGTCGTTTTTATAAGTCACCTAATGGTGACTGGTATCCATCAGTAACTACTGTTGTTGGTCATCAATCTATTGAAGGCATCCGTAAGTGGGAACAGCGAGTAGGGTGGACTGAGGCACAGAACATCAGACGTACATCATCATGGAGAGGAACAAAGTATCATGGCATCGTTGAGAACTACCTTAAAGGCGACTTGCAAAAGGTTAAGGAAAGCAAAGGTCTGCCCTCGTACCTTTTTGGGTTTGCTCGTGAGACTCTCGATCGTATTGATAATATTCATATTATTGAAGCCCCTCTTTATTCTACTGACCTATGCATTGCTGGTCGTGTTGATTGCATTGCTGAGTTTGATGGTGAGTTAGCAATCATTGACTTCAAAACAACTGGTTCTTTAAAGAAAGAATCCTTTCTTGATAAGTATTTTGTTCAGGAATCTGCCTATGCATACATGTATTGGGAGTTGACTGGATGTGAAGTGACTAAACTTGTTACACTTTCTGTCGCTGAGAATGGAGAGATGCAAGTTGTTCAGAAGTATGATAAGATACCTTATATTGATACTCTTTGTAAGTGGATCAAAGAATACCGTTACTTTCAGGAGAGTATTAATCGATGAAAGAATTAGAAGAAAACTTCATGACTCAGAACAAATTCAGTGCTCTGGTGGAACACACAGTACAAAACAACAATGGACTTATCAATTACATCGAAGCAGTAGCGTCTGTTTGTGAAGAGTATGAGATAGAGTTGGAAATGGTAAGTAAATTAATTAGCAAACCACTTAAAGATAAAATCAAAGCAAATGCACAACACCTCAATTGCATCAAACGAACCAGCAGGGGAGTCCTCCCCCTATGAGTGGATCGATGATGCATTTCGTATGGTAGAAACAAAGTATGGAATGTATAAGTCTATCCTCAAATCTGGGGAAGACTTTTTAACAGGTGCCACTTATGATGGAGTATTGCAGATGTCTCGTTGGCATCTTAAATGCGAGCAAGATGGTACCCTTCATTTATACACAAGAGTAGTAGGTAATGTATCAGATCTAGCAGGAGTTAAACTATGACAGAAGAATTTTTTAAATCAGAAATTGTTCAAGAAGAACTAAACGATTTGCAATCCACATATACAGAACTCCTCCAAATGTCTCAGGACTTTGGGGGTTTTGATACTGATATGAAGATTGAACATATAAATAAGACACTCGAACTAATCGCCAAACAGAAAGTATTCTATTCTAGAATAGAAATGATGGCAAATTATGTCGAAGAAGATGGTGATAAAGAGACTGAGGTGCAAGAGATGAAGCAACGCATCGACACCGTGTCTAATCTTTACACCAACGGGGAAGGCAACCTCCTACAAATCCTCCAAGTGATGGAAGACAAATTGCTTGGGTGGAAAAAGAATTTACAATCAGGGGTTGACACCGACCCAAGAGACTGATACCATACATTCGTTGGGCAGCACAGCATTTAGCGTAAGACCCAACAATCAAACCAAATACAAACAATACGGAGAATACGATGTCATTTTCATCACTCAAAAAGTCCAGCGGTTCTATCGCTGCATTGACTAAGGAACTGGACAAGATGAGTAAAGGTTCGGGAGGTAATGGTCCCGATGAACGCCTTTGGAAACCCGAGGTAGATAAGGCAGGCAACGGTTACGCTGTGATTCGTTTCCTTCCTGCTCCTACTGGCGAAGACTTGCCTTGGGCACAGATCTGGTCCCACGCATTCCAAGGTCCTGGTGGTTGGTACATTGAGAACTCATTGACTACTCTTAACCAGAAAGATCCTGTTGGTGATCTGAATCGCGTTCTTTGGAACAGCGGTCTAGATTCTGACAAAGAGGTTGCACGTAAGCAGAAGCGTAAACTGTCTTACTACTCAAACATCTACGTTGTGAAGGATCCTCTGCATCCTGAGAACGAAGGTCGTGTCTTCCTCTATAAGTATGGTAAGAAGATTCATGACAAGATTGTTGAGTCAATGAAACCTCAGTTCCAAGATGAAACTCCTATCAATCCTTTTGATTTCTGGCAAGGTGCTGATTTCAAATTGAAGATCGTCAAGCAAGATGGTTATTGGAACTACGATCGTTCAGAATTTGCCTCTGCCTCTGTGCTAGGAGACTTTGAAGACGATCGTCTTGAAGAGATCTACAACAGTCAGTATTCTCTTGCTGACTTCACAGATCAAAAGAACTTCAAGTCATACACCGATCTTGAAACTCGTTTGAATCTTGTGCTAGGTAAGACTCGCACTGCTCGTATGCAGGAAGAGGAAGAGCAAGAACCAGTCTTCAACGTAGAGGAGACAGTTAAAGCAGCGACCCCTGATTTCAACAGTGGGTTTGGTTCTAGTGTAGAATCATTGAAAGAGGACGAAGACCCCGACCTCTCTTACTTTGCTAAACTTGCTGAGGACTGATGAAAAGAGTATTGTTACTCGCCGCTAGTGCTGCTCTGCTTGTAGCAGCACCTGCTCAGGCACATGGACGTTACGGACACAGGCACAACCATTGTCATGAACACCCACGTAAACATCTCTATCATTGTCACCCCCATAGTAAGTGGGATCACCCAGGTCACAGGCATATCACACGCCCTCACCGTGACCATGATCATGGTCACTACTATGATCATCGTACTGACTTGATTTTGAAATTCGACTTTTAGTTACCAAATACCCCGAAAAAAACTTCGGGGTGTTTTTTTACCCCAGAGGTTTTTCATAAATACCACTGATAAAGGGTATAATTAATGTTATCAACTGCTTATCGTCTACGCATGGAGTTTATCTGCAAATGCATTGCGAACGGAGAAGAAGTAAAACTAGAAGATATGATTTGGGCGAATAAATTAGCAAAAGCAAATACTTCTGCTAATGAAATGTTGAAGATGGCCCGTCGTCAAATCACCCAACAGATTGAGGAAGGTAGTACCGACGATTTTCTGAATAGGATGGGTTTAGGAGATCCCGATCCATCCAATCATAAAAAGGGATTTACTGATGCTGACGATATCAAGAGTTGGTTTCACCAAGACAAACCTGATGATTGGAGACAGCGAGACTAATGCCACATGAATTTGATCCATGCGAAGCACCAACCCATGAAAAGGTTGATAAATGGGGGTTTACTATTAAACCCTCTATCAGTGATGAGGAGTGTATTATTAGATGTTTAAAAAATGCTCCTTGTGGTTCTGATAAGAAACAAGTTGAAAGACTAATTAAATTTCACGAGAAACTTGCTGTAAATTCACTAAAACACAACTTTTGGTAAAATATGACCAAGAAAGAGTATAAGCAGTTGCTACTAGATCACTTTACAGAGCAATTGAACAAATTGTCAGCAAAGCAATTGAAAGCACTGGTAGTAAAATACACATGAAGGATTATGTCTGCATCCCGACATGGGACCCTATTTTTCAGCAGATGCGGTATCATTGGGTACATAAGTCTGAAAAGGATCCTATGCAATTCGTAAAAAACCTCAATCCATCTGAGGTAGTTCTTTGAAATTATTGTTCTTAGTTGATATCGGTGGTGGAAGATGTGTTACACATGATGGACATGTTCAAATGGGTATCTTTAATCATACGGTAGAAAAGCATCTTGAATTATGTCCTGACCAAGAGTGGCAGGTAACATATTGGATGCCTGATCCACTGGGGTTACGATACAAGCGAGCAAACTTTCAGCATACGATGAAAGCAAACGAAGGTTCTGCTAGGACTGATAATGCTGGTGATAGTCGCCCTAGGGATTTCCCAGACCAAGCAACAAATCGATTAGAAAGAACATTATGAAATTTAAAGCACTAGTATTCGTCCGTCTACGGTCACAGGTTGATGACTCTCCTGGTAATGCTGTGAGAGATGCCTGTAAGCGATTGTCTGAGTTGAATATCAAGAAACTTAGACTTGGTAAGGTGATTGATGTTTGGTTGGAAGCAGAAACCAGAGAGTATGCTGAGAAAGAACTTGAAATGCTCTCTGATAGGTTTCTTGCTAACACAGTCATGGAAGACTGGGATTATGAATTGACTGAGATTGAAAGTTTCCCCAAAGGTATTGACAATGGATGATTTTAATACACCAGGATCTAACAAAAGTTGGATGGACGATGGTTTTAAGAAGTATGCTGCTGAATGGCAACTCAATAATATTGAGAAACTATTGGATGCTAAGGTAGAACGTTGTCGTGTATATAATAGTGATAATCGAGACGAAGTACACAAACAAATTACTATCACTTATAAAGAAAAACTATGATGAAATCAGTAATCTATTCAAATGGTAGTCAAGAGTGTGAGCGCATGGCATCTTTGCTATCCTCATTAGGTGGTGAATTTCTAGAATATCGTCTAAATCATCATTTCACTCAACGATCATTTGAAGCAGAATTTGGTCCAAACGCAACATACCCCCAGGTCTCGATTGGTATCAAGCATCTGGGGGATATGAAGGAAACTCTACATTGGTTGGGTGAAAACGGTCTACTTAGTACCCACCACTAGATCCAGAAGAGGAACTAGAAGAGGAACTGCTACTACTACTATTAGTGTTAGTTGTACTGCTAGCATCTGTGGTTCCAGCAATAACACCAGAAGAGTTAACTACTGTCGATGATGTTCCCGAACCAGATACAGAAGACGAAACTGAGGCACCAGATGCATTAATAGTTGTAGTAATTTCTCTCAAACCAAGTTCTTGTTGACCAGCAAAAGTAACAGATGGTGTAATACCATATTCTGTCGAATAAGTTGCTTTTCTGGTAATGAATATCTCTTCAACAGCATTTGCTGTCATCTTAACATTATCACCATCACCAACTTCCTCATTGGGTGCATATTCAAGAAGACTTTCAAATTCATCAACAAATTGTTCTATATACGAAGACCGTAAAGTCCAAATATTACTTTTCTCTTCATTTAACGCCCTTTCGTGTTCCCAGTTAGATACTGGATATACGATGGGGTTTACTAATGATCCATCTGATCTTGTATATCTAAAAGTGCTATTAACAATAGTGCCTTCACTTAGAAGAATAGTACCATCATCAGATCTTACTTCAAATGTCTCATGGTGATGAATTTGATCATGACTATTAACACCTTTATATCTAGATTCAACGTATTTGTATAACTCCTGCTCATCCATGGGCCATTCATTATACACATTGATGATATTATTACATAGCAACACTACCCAGTCCAATTCTGGATCTCCATAGAGATCATTAGCAACTTGATCAGGTCTTTGATTGTTGCTAACAGAATATTGGTCAAACCCCAAAATATCGTCTTGAATTATCTCACGAAGTTTGATTCTTCGGAAGATATTCTTAGCAACAACATAAGGTTCAACGTTATTACGCCTAAACGGCGATACACGTACTTTTACGTTTGGAATTAATTCAAAATAGTGTGGCATTACTTTCCTTTTCCTTTGGCGTCTTTGTACATTTCACGAGTAATGAATGCAGTCTCATCAAATGTAAGAGTCATTTTATAAGAAGCAGGTCCAAAGTCTGTATTATCATCAGCAAGTCCTCTAATAGAACTATGTTGACCCGATGGAGTCATATTGATTTGCATATTAGTCAATACAAGATTCACAGGAAAAGTGAGTAGTGTTGACATCATTTCTGGTTTACTAATAGTCCCCGCTCCTCGTGCAGTTGTACTTCTTCCCTGAGGGTTGTATCTAATCAATTGAATTTTGAAGAAACGAGGTATAGTCAACCATCGAGAATTATCTCCACTAGTACCAGGGAGCATAGCATCTCTGAGAACATGAATAATTTTCTGAATGTTCTCTGCTTCTTTGGCATTACGTGGTGCCATATCAAAAGTAAAGTTGTGCGAACGATAATTCACACCTTGGAATACAGTTTCTTGATATGGGTTAAATACTTTACCTTTTGCAATCGCTGCTAACTGATTTTTGTTTAGAGTGCCATCAGTACCAGCAAAAGAATTCAAACCATTAAAAATATTAGACACTGCACTAAATGCAATCTCTGGTTTTGCTGCATTTGCTCCGCTCTGGATAGCAGCAGTCACTGCGTCCATATCCTGCCCATTCGTTGCCATCGCTTGGACAATAGCATCACCAAATGGTCCTAGGGTTGCTTTATCGTATGTGGTACTAAATGTTTCAGTGAGATCATGAGGTAGATACATGTACACAGATTTCATGATCTGATCAGCAGCACCTTTACCCTTATTTTTTCCAGAATAAGTGTATTGATTATTCTTTTCAGAATCATAGATCATGAATTTTAAATAATCTATACTTCGAGTAGGTGCTACACTTTTACGTGATATAGCACCATCGCCACTTCTTTTGGGACCACGAGGTAATTCCAGTGGATAAATAAGTCTAGCACCATCAGTACCAATCTTATCAGAACCTTTTTTCTTCTGGGCGGTCGAAGGTTTATTCTTTTTTGTCTTTGATTTTGTTGGCATGAGTTATTCAGGAAAATTTAGACCGTCAAACACTCATAAGTATAAAGGTGATCCCACAAATATTATTTATAGAAGTTTGTGGGAAAGAAAGTTTATGATGTGGTGCGATAAAAATGAGAATGTTCTTGAATGGGGTAGTGAAGAGATCGTCATTCCATATATCAGTCCTGTCGATAACCGTCCCCATCGTTATTTTCCAGACTTTTATGTGCGAGCACGAACTAAAACTGGGAAGACTGCGAAGTACATCATTGAAGTTAAACCAGCAGCACAAACTGTACCGCCGAAAAAGCAGAAACGAATTACCAAACGTTATTTAAGTGAAGTGAAGACGTATGCTGTAAATGATGCTAAATGGAAAGCAGCAACTGAGTATTGTCTTGACAGAAGAATGAACTTTATGATACTGACCGAAAAAGAATTAAAGGTATGAGTATCTTCAACGATGTTAAAGATCTTGCTGCTGGCAGTAAGAAGTCCAAAGATTGGTATCGATCTCAGTTCATGTATGGACTTGAAGATTCCAAAGGATTTAATGTGGGTGATGTTATATTTTTTTCATACAGTGCTCAAACTGAGGGGTTGCAATATTATGATAGATATCCTATGGTTTTGATTACTGATATAGATCTACCTAAGAAACAATTTTCGGGTGGCAACATACATTATCTACGACCATCTACCAGAACAAGTATTGCTAGATCGTGGGGTGGGGGTTCCCTCTCTTATCCTATGCGTTGTCATCATAAATACTTTATGTCAAACGCAAGTAACATAAAAAGTGTGCCTTCTGTGGATCTCAGGGAAATGAAAGTACCATTACCGCTAGAACAATTTACGATGGATGTGGTGGGTCGCTGGATTGACGTACCTGGTAGTATCATTTGGAGTAGACAATGAATTACAGTCCTAACAGATTTAACGCTTTTCGCGACTTAGTAGCGACTGGTGCAGGAGCACCTGCTACTAGTAATTTGTTTCAAATTGTTATTCCAGTTCCAGTAGTATTTAACCCTGTTGCAGGTAACGGGACTACATCTCAACGTGTTCAAACTAGTGCAAGAGAAACTCTTAGAAATATTAATTATTATGCATCTACTGTAACTGCACCTAGTAGAGCAATTACGACTGGTGAAGTTAATAACTTTGGTATGATGCGCCGATTTGTGACAGGGCAGACTAATTCCGAGATCACAATTTCATTCTTAGTCACAAAAGATATGCAACATAGGCAATTTTTTGAGCAATGGATGAATGCTGCTGCTTCTGATAATGACAATACTGTGGCATTCTATGATAACTATGTTACCGACATGTCTATCATTAAGTGGGAGCATGGTGCAAACTTTAAGTTAAAACCTAAGGGATATCCAAGATCAGCAGGTGTACACCCTTCACAAGCAACAGCAGTGTGGAAGATGTATGGTGCATTTCCTACCAATATCAGTACACTGAATTTTGATAATGAACAGACTAATCTCTTGCAGATGGATGTTCAGTTCTATTTTGAGAGGTATCGTTTCGATCAGGTATCACCAAAAACACTGAGATCTAATGGTAGGAGCAAAAAACAAGTTTTTAATTATGAAGATGTTAGTAAAAGAGTCGCTGGTTCGGGTAATCCCGATGTTCAGAGGTTTAGTATCGGGTAACGTGTATAAATAATTTTATCGTCATTTCATACTATGCCACTTCCTACTCTTGTTATCCCTGATTATGAGTGCAAAATGCCAATCAGTGGTCAAAAGGTCATATATAGACCTTTCCTTGTAAAAGAGGAAAAACTGCTCTATCTTGCTATGGAAACCCAGAACGAGAAGGAGATGTTTAAAGCAGTCAAGACTATCTTGAAGGATTGTACTAACCTTAAAACAGTTGATAACCTTGCCACATTTGAAATTGAGTATCTATTCTTGAAGATTAGATCCAAGGCAGTTGGTGAAATTAGTGAGTTTAAGGTTACCTGTCAAGATGATGGTGAAACCCAGGTTGATGTCTCTATTGACTTGGAAGAAGTTGAAGTAGTTGTTCCTAAGGAACATAAAAAGATTATTAAACTTAATGAAACTGTCAAAGTGGAAATGAAATATCCCGCTTTGGAATCATTCGTTGATCGTAACATGAAAGACGAACCTGATATTGATGATGTGTTTGATCTTGCTGCAAATTGCATCAAGAAAGTATATGAAGGTGAAGAAACCTACGATTCATTTACTAAACAGGAAGCAAAGGATTTCCTTGGTCAGATGAACAATGAACAGTTCGGATTGATTCAACAATTCTTTGATACCATGCCTAAACTCGTATATGAGTTTGATGTTGAGAATCCAAAGACTAAGGTGATGAATACAGTTACGCTTGAAGGATTAGCATCTTTTTTCGCATAGCCCTGATGCATAATAGTCTTGAAAATTACTACAAGACTAATTTCGCCTTAATGCATCATCATAAGTATTCCCTCTCCGAGTTGGAAAACATGATACCTTGGGAACGAGAAGTTTATACTAATCTTCTTCTGGCATATTTACAAGAAGAAGAACGAGAACGGTCTAAACAACAGTCTGGTAAAAGTTATCTCTAATGGCAGCAACTCTTAGAAAATATATTAACATCAGTCCTTCGTCTGATGTTAGTTCTGACGATTTGGGCAAGGCATTCAAGAAAATGACCATTGCCCATAATCGTATGGGTGGTGCTGTAACAAATATTGGAGTTCAGTTAACTGAATTCAAAGAATTAATTAGTATGTATCAAGAATCCACAATTGGATTCTTAGAGCAAGAGAAAGATATATCGGAAAAAGAATCTGAGCATAGAAAAGATATAATTGAAAAAAAGTCAGATTTACTGAATAAACAGAAGGGGTTACAACAAGATAAATTAGCAGAGAAAAAGCAAGAATCACTAAACGAGAAGGGTGAACACGAATTAGGAAAAGAAGAAGGAAAGAAGGAAAAGAAGTCTAGGTTTGGGTGGTTGAAGGGACTACTAAAACCAATGACACTACTCATTGGTGGTCTAGTTAAGTTAGTCGCTATACCTGCCTTAATGGGTTTGATGGATTGGTTAGGCGATCCGAAAAACAAAGAGAAGATAACAAAGGTATTTAATTTCTTTAAAGGTATCTGGAATCTTGCCAGTATGTTCACCCGTTGGGGTGTTGGTTCAGTTCTGGACGGTATAACTGATGTATTTGGTTATGACCCCGACAAGAGTATGGTCGAGAATGGTCTCGACAAAATGTTTGGTGTTCTCAAAATCTTAGCAGGATTTGCTGCGATCCACATTGGATCACGCATCTTAATGCCATGGAAGTTGCTAAGTGATGCTAAATTTATGTTTGGTCTCGGCAAGGCGGTAGACGCTGCCGATTCCATGGGGTGTGGACCTAAGGTAAAAAAACCGAAAGGTAAGAGAATTGGTAAAGATGGCAGAACATCAAAGCAACGTCTCAAAGATATAAAGAAAGCGAAGAGACTTAGGAGAATCAAGGCTCTTCGTGGTCAGATTACCAAAAAGTTTGGGGCAGCAGCGACTGGTATCAATGATCTATTCAAGAAACCACCAACACCTGCTGTAAAACCAACAGCAAATTTATCACCCTTTCAACTTGAACAGGCACAAAAAAAGGCAACCCAACGCCTTACAACTGGTGTTGCTACTGATGTTGTCATTGAGGAGGGTGGTGAGAAACTTGCAAAAGCAGCAGCAAAGAACAAGGGTGTCGTAGGCACTCTCAGAAACCTTTGGAGTGGTGCTGTCGATGCGGGTGCTGTTGCCAAGACAAAACTCAAAAAGGGTGGTAGTTTTGCATTAAAGCAGGTAGGCAGACTTAATAATTGGTTTGGTGCTCGTGCGGGTGCCATGATTGATGGTGTCAAGGGTATGGGTCAAGGCATCTGGGACTTTGGTAAGAAAGC